AAAAAAGGAGAATAAATATGGATCCGATGACGATAGCAGCTATTGCCCAAGTAGGCGGTGGTTTATTAGGGGGCTTTGGCGCTAAGAGCGGTGGTAGTGATATTTCTGCTGCGGCTGCTAGGGCTGCTGAGATGGCCAAGTTTGATCCTTATGGTGTTACAACAGGTAACGCTAGGGCTATCTTTGATACTAAGAATAAGACAGCTACCTACGAGTTAACCCCTGAGATGCAAGCTCGACGGGATCAACTGTATGGGTTAAGCGATGAGCAGTTAGCGTCGATTAACCTAGACACCACTCAGAACGCTCAAGATTATTATAACCAACAACAAGGATTGATGGCTGGTGGTCGTACAGCAGAAGACATAGCCCTTCGACAGCAACAGCTAAACAGTGGTCGTATTGGCCTAGGTTTGTCAGGAAAAGCTATGGGTGCTGGGTCTGGTACGGGGTATGTTAACCCTGAGCAATACCAACGTGACTTAGCTCGTGCTCAAGAGGATGCTCAGTTAAGTGCTTTGTCAGATGATAGAGCAAGGGCAATACTAGACCAAGACATCGCCCGTGGTCAAGGGTTGTTTAACTTTGGACAAGGTATTGAACAACTAGGTATCAATACAATGGACATAGGTGCTAACTACGGTAAAGCCTCTGCTCAGGCTGGCTCTAATGCTGGTCAGTTATTGTTAGGTGGTCAAAGAGCTGCTAGTGAGTATAACTTAGCTGGTGATGTAAACTTTGGTAGGATGCTCCAAGGCTTCGGTCAAGGGATGCAGGGGAACACCCAAAGTGGGATGACGCCTTATGGTGATTTTGGGTCAAGTATATGGTCTAACAATATAAATCAAGGAGCTAACGCACGCCTCCTACGACAAGGTTAAGGAGTAAATAATGGCTAGTGAAATTTTAGGTTTATTTGGAAAGACTCCCGCTCAAATACGGCAGGAGCAATTTGACAGTTTGATGGTTTCTCCTGCTCAGATGGGGAGCCAAGGGTTACTTCAACAAGTAGCTTCAATGGGTGGGAATGCTGGTGCAGCGGTTGGTAACTTGGCTGGTCGTATGATGGGTGGTATGGCTCCCGGAGAACGTGAAGCAATGGTTATGCAAGATGTGATGCAGCGAGTGGGGCAAGACCCTAACATGACACAGTCTGAGCGTTTGCGTAAGATGGCTGAGATTGTATCACAACAACCGGGCATGGGGGATCAAGCCTTGAAGTTGCAAGCGGCAGCTAACCAGATGGAAACCCAACAAATTAAGATTGAAGAGGCTAGGTTCAAACAGGATAATAGGTTTGAAGACAGGAAAGAAACAAGATTGGTTCCTGATGGGTACGGTGGTGTTGTACCTAAGCAATTCTACTGGACTGAGAAGTATAATAAGGACACAGGTAAGTGGGAGAAGATGACTGCTCCCTCTGAGACACCCCCTCCTAAAACTGGAGAGGATAAAAGTGCCTTAGATAAGGAAGCTGAACGGAGACAAGCAGGAAAGACCCAAGGAGGGGCCACTACTACCCCAGTAGCTGAACAAGCGATCCCTACACCCCGGATACTACCGCCTCAGAACACACAGTTAACTGAAGCACAGCGATTAGAACAATTATACTACGACCAGCAACAAGCAGCTAACCCACGACCTGCTCCAGCACCAGCCCGTCCAGCACTACCTCCATTGACCTTTAAGACTGTGGAAGATCAAGAGAGTGCAATGCGTCGGGCTGTAGCGGCTGGTAACAGAGAGTTAGCCATGCGTATCCGTGATGCTCAAGTAGGCACAAACCGTTAAAAGAAAGTAAAGAATGGCAACACAAATACCACTTAGAGAGGGTCTTGACCTAAGTTTAATACCTGATGCAGACTTGGATGCGTTAAGAGCTAACGACCTACCTGCTGTGTCTGATGCCACTCTAAACTATTTACGAGGTGAGGGTGGTAGTTCTTTGGATGCCTTTACTTCTAATGCTAGTAGGGGCTTCACCTCTTCCTTGCGTGGACTTGGTATTCTACAGCCAGACGAAGAAGCAGACTTGTTAGCAGAGCGTGAGAGCCGGATGCTACTGGATACTAACCCCTACGCTGGTTGGTCTGGTTTGTTAATAGGCTCTGCCCTTGACCCTGTAACCCTCCCTGCGGCTATCCTGAAGCCTTTAGCCATTGGTGGTAGGATAGCTACAGGTGCGTTGCGTGGCTCCGCTGGTGGCGCGTTTGGTGGCCTTGTTGACCCTGTGTATGAAGACATGGGGGATAGTCGTGCCCTTAACGTAACTGGTGGTGCTGTCCTCGGTGGTGCTCTTGGTGGCTTGGTTGGTAGGTTATTTGGTAAAGCAGCGCCCAAGGCTGAGGTAGATGGTAAGGCGGGGTCAGAGGCTGAGGTAGATGCTGCTAAGATTTTAGAGGCAGAAGACCCAGCTAAGGCTATTGACGAAGTAGCGGCTAAGGCTGAAGAACCTGCTATCCCTGAGAATGCTGTGTTTAACAGAGAGTCAGGTATCTTTGAGACGTTTGCTGAGGAGACACCGACTGTTGACTTTAATCTTTGGCCATCAATAGCAAACGCTAAGCCTAGGTTTAACCAGTTTACCACAGGCTTTGACAACGACATTGACAAGGCTCTTTACATTGTAGGCAAAAGTACCTCTAAGAGTGACAAGCATGACACATACGTTGATTGGCTGAAGGAAGTTACTGGGTTAGATGAGGCTAGTGTTCTAGCTGCTGCTCGTAGTTCAAGGGCAGAGTTGGTTAAGTCTTTCGGTCGTGCCACTCCTGATGCTAACGGTCGTATACTTGCTGATCCTAGCACCTTCTCTCAGACTATTAGACAACAGCGTACAGCACCCCGTCAAGTAGCTACCCCTGTTAAGCCAACTGTCACAGTCAAGGATGGCTTGGACGATAAGGACTTAGCCCTGCTTGAGAAAGCTGGTGTTAAGGTTATCGTCGGTCGAAATGGTAACTTGATTGTGCAGGACACTTTTGCCTCTAATAAGGTGATGACAAACGGTGAGTTTTTGCGCCGAATGGAAGCTGCTGGTATTGGCATTGATCTCCCTGCCTTCCGTAAGCGTACAAAGGCTGAGGTTGAGGCTAACAAGGCCGCTGAGCGTGAGCAGATGATGTCTCCTGAGTTTTGGCCTCGACAAGAGCCACCATCAGCAGAGCGTGCTCCAGTGTTTGACCGTCAGACTTGGACAAATGTTAAGCCAATGTCGGAAGCCACAAGAGCTGCATGGACTAGCCCTCCCCGTCCTCCTAACGGGGCTCCTAATATGGAGGGGTTACAGACTGGTGCTCCTCGTGAGGGGGATGCGGCTGGTGCTACACGCGCTAAGCCCTCAAGCATCTACGGTTCAGACCTTGCTCCGGGGATAGCTAACATGTCCCCCACTGAGCTGGCTATGCGCTCCACGATGATTGAGCCAGAGGAGGTTATGAAGATGATGCCCCCAAAGGTCAGAGCAGCAGAAGAGGCTAAGCACCCCTCGGGATTGGCTGAGTACTTAAGCAAGGGTCAAGTGCGACTAAAGGAAATCTTAAGGGACAATAACAACATCGTAGAGTGGATGCTGGCTAAGAGTAGAACTAAGCGACCAATGAGCGAAGAGGATGCTGGAGCCTTTGCACCCTTCTATCATCAAGCTATGGCGGCTCGTGAGGTGGTGTTAGATAAGGCAGTGGCTCACCGTGCTGCTGGTGGTTCTTTTGAATCAGGTGAAGGTGCTCAGTTAGCTCAAGACTTATTGTACTACACTGGCATCGCCCTGTTTAAGAAGAATGAGGGCAGTAAGGCTGGTCGTGCCCTAAATGCTTTCCGGTTACTATCTGAGAAGGCGCGTAAGGGACAGACTGTTAAGAATATATTTCCGGGAGTGGCTTGTTAATGGCAAAATTAGATAGCGAAGCATGTGCAATTAGCATTGATGAGATGCTAGACGCAAGAGAGAAGTACAAGAACGTAGACCCCGAGAAAGCTGATGAGATAATTGGGTCTATGGTTGAGAGATCCCTTGAGGGTAAGAAGCCTAACATAGGAATGAAGCTCAACGAGTACTTAATCAACGGTATGTTGTCAGGTACAGGCACTCCTGTGGTTAACACCATCGGTGGTGGCATCCAGACGATCATGAAGCCTCTCTTGAACCTCATCGATGCCTATGTACCTAAGAAGGGTGTAACGCCCGTACAAGCCCAACGAGAGCGTCGAGCAGCTAAGGCAGCAGTGTCTGCCCTTATGGATGGATGGAAGACGGATTTAGTCTTCTTGTCTCGTGGGTTTGGTACTGGGTTGCCTGTTGACTTTAAGATAACCCCTAAATCCCTAGGCATGTCAGAGAAACAGTTTAACCAGTGGTTAGTAGACTCAGGGGCTGCCCCCGACATTGATGGTAAGGTTAACCCAGAGCTTGCCCGTCAAGCCTTAGGTGAGAGCTACGACTACATGACTCACGCCATTGGGGGTAAGACAGGTACCATTGTACGCCTGCCCACTAAGTTAACTGTCGCAATCGATGAGTACTTCAAGGCACGTCTACGCTCACAACGGATGATGAACTACCTAAGCAAGAAGGCATCGCTGGATGAGGAGAAGGGGTTAGGTTCTTACGATGACTTGTATCAGAAGTATAAGAAGGAAACCTTTGCTGACGGTAAGGCTGAGGAGTTGTACGGGAGCATGGATCGGTTTGAACAGATAGTTGGTGACGAGTTTGATACCGCTATCTTTGATGTCCGTAACTACGCTGTCGATGGTACGTTCCAAGCTAAGCTCCAAGGGATGTTAAAGAAGATTTCTGAGGCTAAAGGCGAAGGCCGTACCCCGGCTGAGGTGTTCTTAACCCAGACAATCCCCTTCCTGCGTACCCCTTGGAACATCTTCAAGGAGAGTGCTGGTTACATCCCCGGTGTTGGTGTTGTTGTCCGTCCCACAAAGACTGTAACAACCAAGCGTATTCGTGAGGCATCAGATGGGACAGAGGTAGTAGACTTTGTTACAGCCAACGAGAACATGTCCAAGATGGATATGATTCCACGTCAGCTTGTAGGCTTCGCTATCACAGGCGGGGTGTACCAGTTATTCGACAGTGAGCTAATCACAGGCTCTATGCCTTCCGACCCTGCTGAGCGTAACACATGGAAGTCATTAGGCAAGCCAGCTACCTCAATCAAAATTGGGGACACATGGGTTGACTACTCTCGTGCTGAACCGCTGGCAACAGTGCTTGGTATGATGACTGATCTGTTCGCTGAGCAAAAGCGCATCATGGATGGAGAGGTTCAAGCAGGTAAAGAATGGGAGGATATCCAGAAGAAAGCGTGGGCATCTGTCAAAACCAACATGTTACAGAAGACGTTCATGCAGGGCTTTGCTGACCTGTCTGACGCCTTGTTTGCCAATGATACTACAAGGGCACAGGGGTTATTAGACAACTACGCTAAGCGCTTCATACCTGCCCTGTCTAACACATTTGCTCGTGGCTTCGACCCTAATGAGCGTGAGGCTATTAGCACAATCGAGAAGATGCAACAGCGTATCCCCGGTGCTCGTAACCTCCTACCTAAGAACTACGGGTTGGTTAATGCTGATCCTAACAACACATCCCCAGAAGCGCTTAAGACTAACATGTCACAAGCAATCTCTGGTGTTGCTATGGATGATGTACAGACAGACTTCCAAAAGAGGTTGAGTGACATTGGGTTCTCAGTGTCCACAGTGTCGCGTAAGGTAGGCGGGGAACAGTTAACCGCACAAGAGTACAGTGATTACAAGCGTTATATAAACGAACTGGCAACCCCTGTATTCAAAGCTGCCCTACCTAACTTGGAGAAGATAGGTAACAAGAAGACAGCGGAGTATGCCATTGAGAGAAAGATTATGCCTAAGATAAAGAGGCGAGCACTTCTGCGGTTACGTCAACAGTACCCCAGACTCACCGAAGCTATCAAAGAGGATAAGATATTCCAACGAAGAGGTAACCAGTAACAACAAAGCCCCTAAGCAGTGATGCCTAGGGGCTTTTTTTTAGTCTTTTATTTCTAAGACCTCTTGATCTAACTCACTGAACTCCCCAATGTAGATGGAGAAGAAGGGAACCTTAATGATAAGCCCCTCATAGGCGGCTACAAACCTACCCTCCTCATCCCCCACCACATGGCAGATGTTGTCGTTATGCTCAATGTCGAAGCCAATACCTAGCCGCATGTTAATGTTAATCATACTTACTATCCTCGTGTTTAATCCGAGCGATGATGTAATTCTTAACCAAGCTACTGCGTACAATATCAGCCACCGAGAACTCAATCTCTGTAAACTCCTTCATCGAGCGTAGGATGGTTAAGAACTCAAGCAACCCACTCTTATCATCCCTCTTCTTCAAGTCCACCTGTCGATAGTCACCGCATAAGAAGAACTTAGACGTGTGCCCAATACGGGTGATGATGGTGTCCAGCTCATGCATCGTACAGTTTTGACTCTCATCAAGGATAACGATAGCATTGTTAAACGTAGTCCCTCGGATAAACGAGGTGGACAGGAACTCGACATAACCCTGCTCCACCAACCTGTCCCAAGCATCCTTGCGCTTAAACAACTCAGCCGCTATCTGCTTGTACGGCTCAGTAAACTGGTTCATCTTCTCCTCGGCATCACCCGGTAAGTGCCCCATCTCCCTACTCTGCACACTACTACGGATAATAACAAGCTTGGCGTAGGGGTTACTCTTATCCATAACCTCCTCAAGCGCCTTGTAGAAAGCGATGTATGTCTTACCCGTACCAGCCACACCAGACAGAGCACAGAAGTAATGCCCCTGCTGGTATGCGTCAAAGAACTCCTTCTGCTTCTCTGTCTTAGGGCTGATGGTTAGCATATCATCTAACTTCATCTTTAGCCCATGTTGCGGTTTAGACTCTGAGTCCGTTGCTCGTTTCTTTGTTACCATTAAGCTGCCTTACCCCATACGTCATCCCATGTGCCCTCAGTAGCACCCTTGGAATAATCTGTTACACGTTGTTCAAAGAAGTTAGTGTGGCTTACGCCTAACATACCATCCACCCAAGGCAGAGGATTCTTCTTCACCTTAAAGACACCTTTCATACCCATACTAATCAGGCGACGGTCAGCGATGTAGCGGATATACTCCTTCACCTCTTCTGCTGTCAGCCCCTCTACGTCATACATACCGAAGGCTAGGTCAATAAACTTATCCTCTAGCGCCACCATCTCTTTGGCGATTTCTTTCACACGCGCGCTTGAGCTATCTTTAGGGTTCTGTTTAACCCAATCACGATAGACCTTAATCATCCCCTCAGCGTGTTGCGTCTCATCCACGATAGACCAAGCAATGATCTGGCCTAACCCCTTGAGCTTACCATGCCGAGCAAAGTTAAGCAACATAACAAAGGAGGAGAACAGTTGCATACCCTCACCAAAGGCGCTAATCGTGGCAATCTTCTCTGCCATCGGTGCATCGCCTAGGTTCTGGTAGTACTCATGCTTCTCCACCATCTCACCGTACTGTAGGAACTCGTTATAGGTACTCTCAGGCAAGCCTAGTGTTTCAATCAGGTGAGCGTAGGCGGCGACGTGCAAAGCTTCTCGTCCGGCAAACCCACTCATCATCATCCGCACCTCTGGTTGCTTGAACACGGGGAGGTAGTGTGTGTAGTACCCATCTCCAATGTCCAAGTCACCCTGCACAAAGAAGCGTAGGATTTTGGTTAAGAATTCCTTCTCTTCCTTCTTGAGCTTCTTCTGGTAATCCTTCAGGTCTTCCCCCATCGGAACCTCTGAGTGTAACCAATGGCTCTGCTCATGTTGTAACCAAGCGTCGTATGCCCAAGGGTATTTGAACGGCTTGAATGTATTTCTCTCTTCTGTCAATTGTGGCTTCATTACCATTGTCTCCATGTGTTAGCAATAATGTGTAGGCAGGTGACTATCTCTAGCCACCGTACCCAAGTTACCCTTCGCAAGCTAGGCATGTCTCTCCATTTGCAATAGCTGTCATATCAATCGTCTCCTCGATGCGCTGGCGTTTAACCTGAGCACCAACCTTATCTGCCTTACGCACCTTGTCAGAGCGTAGGTAGTACAAACTCTTCAACCCCTGCTTCCAAGCCATGAAGTGTACAGCATGTAGATAGGCAATGGTTGTATTGGGCTGGAAGAATAGGTTAACACTCTGTCCTTGGTCAATAAACTCCTGTCGATCTGCCGCCAACTCTACCAACCATCGCTGGTCAATCTCCATCGCTGTCTTGAACACCTCCTTCACATCCTCGGGTATGTCCAGATGCTGAACACTACCGTCATGTGAGATGATAGAAGCCCAAGTGTCATCGTTGTTTAACCCTAGCTCAGCAAGCCGCTTAACAAGGAAACGGTTACGATAGACATGTGCCCCACTCAGGGTATCCTGCCGAAAAACATTTGCTCGATACGGCTCAATGGATGGCGAAGTGTTACCCATAATAAGACTGGAAGAAGCATTGGGAGCGATAGCCATATGATGACTAAACCGACGCTCAATGCCATACTCAGCTGCATCCGGGCAAGCGCCTCTTTTAAGAACAAGGTTATTGTCTGCACGTTCGCACTCCTTCTTTATATACTTAAAAATATCACGGTTAGTCAACTTAGACATAACCCCATCAATAGCCATCCCGTTCTTCTGCAAGTAGGCGTGGAACCCTAGAGTCCCCAGTCCAACAGACCTCTCACGGGAAGCAGAGTAAACTGCACGACGAATATGGTGAGGAGCGTTATCGAGAAAATAGTTAAGCACATTATCAAGCATCTCCATAACATCCGGGATAAAAAGATCAACACCGCGCCAATCATCGTAGTACTCCAAGTTAAGGCTAGACATACAACACACTGCTGTTCTGTCGGCACTGGTAGGCAGGAAGATTTCAGTACATAGGTTAGAACCATTGATCTTTAAATCCTGTGCTTGTAACCACTCAGGCATATCTCTGTTAGCCGTATCAATGAAGATGAAGTATGGCTCACCTGTCTGCATACGCAAGTCTAACATCTTCTGCCACAATCCCTTTGCACTAACTACCTCAGCCACCTCACCGTTCGCAGGGTTAATCAACTCCCAATCATCGTTGGCCTCTGGGTCTTTCATGCAACGCTCGATAACCTGCATAAACTTGTCACTGATATTAACACCATGATTGAGGTTTAGTGTCCTCATGTTCTGGTCACCAGTGGGCTTACGCATCTCCAAGAACTGAATGATGTCAGGGTGAGATACATCCAAGAATGCAGCATAGGAACCCCGACGTGTGCGACCCTGACGGTATGCCAGAGAAGACGCATCATACATCTTCAGGTGCGGCATCACGCCAGTAGATTTACCATCACTGTTACGGATACCAAGGTGAACACCAACCCCGCCTCCAAGCATTGATAGCCAGTTAGTCTCAGACAGATTAGCGACCAAACCTTCTGCGCTATCATCCATATAATTGAGAAAGCAAGAGATAGGTAACCCACGCTTACTACGACCAAAAGAAAGAATGGGAGTGCTATAAGACAGCCAATGCTTAGAGCTGTACTCGTATAATCTCTGAGCGTGTTCAGGGTTGCTTGAGAAAGCTTCTGATACAAATGCAAACCTTTCTTGTGGGCTAACTTCATCATCTTTCATGTAACTTTCTTTGAGACGCTGTAACCCCAAGGAGTCAAACAGGCTATCCCGTGTTAAATCAATCTTAATTGTCATCCAATATTTCCTCTAGGTAATCGGCACGTTCTTCAATGGCATCCATAAACTTGGCAACGAGATCAGCACTACGAATGTCCAGTAGTTCCAATATCGTCACCTCGTCTAGGCGCTCTAGTTTATCACAAATGTCAGGCAGTGTGAGCATATTTCTTTTGTAGGTAGTTCATCGACAAGAACATCTCATCGAACGCACCTTCCTCCACCTCGTTTAACACCACTAACCCACGCCAGTGTTTGTTGCTTAGTTGATCCATGTAGTCCTCATCATGTAGATAGAAGCTACCCGCAATGATACCACAGATTGCTTTCCCATCTGCCCTCTTCCCATACGCTACTTGCTTGCCCTGCTGATGGCCTGCCACACATGACATATGAAGTTTGTTAACGATGACAGTCGCACTGGACGCAGGTCTTCCCATAACACCAACAGGCCAGTAATGACAAAAGCCCACACCGTTAATGAATAGAGGTCTAAGGAACTCATGTACTTCCCAATCTTTCTCGTACTCCAGATCAGCTACACTAATAGCCCCTTCAAGTATAGGGTTATTAGCTACTGCTCTGTTAATACGGTTCTCGTGGTTACCTAATGTCATCACCATGCGGGGCTTGTAAACCTTAGTCTTGTTAGCTTTCTGACTGGCTTGCAAATCCCGCAACGGTTTCAACAGCTTCTTCATCCCAATCTTAGCGAAGGCAATGTCATCCTTATAACGCTTGCCCTCGAAGTATTTGCTGCCCACCTTATCGTGCGTAGACAGAGAGGGCATGTCGGCAAAGTCTCCTATGTTAACCACCACGTCAGGGCGGTAGTCACAGATGGCCTTACCTGCCCACTCAAGATGTTCTGTCGGGATCCCCGGCTTGACTTGACAATCAGGAATAATTAGTATTTTCATTCGTACTCCAGTAATCCTCAAGCAGACATTCAACTTTCTCATGGACACCTACATACCCACATGAGTCCATGAAGGCAGCAAACTGTAGCATAACATCAGTCCACTGTGCATCCTCCCCACAGACATAGAATAACTCTGAGCTGGTCTCCACGCTAGGTCGTGAGCAATTCTTTTTAAAGTGGTAATACTGTTTATCCATTCTTCTCTCCATAAATGCTAGGGAAGAGGTCAGTCAATATATCCTTACACTGATCTGCTACTTCCCTATGTTCCTTTTGTGTTGCCTCGTCACAGCGGATGTCCACATAGTGCATCCAACTCCGCAACGTCCCGTTCATGTACATCCGACTATTGGTTAACCCTTCAGGCAGAATCTTACGCGCTACCTCCTTCGCTATCCCGTTGTTCAGAGCAGCCCCATACACCCCTCTAGCTTGCGCTATCAGGCTACGTTGCATCTCATCCCACCAGCGCTGTAACTCTCT